GAGCGTTTTCAAATTGAGGATCATGCCACGGACCAGCTTTTTGTACCATTCTTTCGGAATCTCTTTCTTTTCTTTCTCTATTAAGTCTTGATTTTTCCATATCTGGATCGAAACCAAATTTGGTCTGCAATAACTCATCACTAATAAGACTTCTATCTGCTAGTTGTATTAATAGTGCCTTCTCTGCGTCTTCGTTACTTAGATCCATTCTATCAAATTCTATTTTAGCCGGATACCTAAAACCCATAGCTTTTTGTACAATTTCTATTTCGCCTTCCCAAAATTTAACCAACATATCTCTACCATATTGTAGTCTTTGTGTTAAGGTTTTTAGACTAATAAAATTATTAGTAGTTCCTGCTGCTCCGAATGTGCCAGTAAGTGTTGGAGGAATTCCCAAACCAGCATAGATAGCATTTAAATGAGGAGTATATTTACCTTCTCCAAGAAAATTATGAACATTAGTATTACTTTCTAACAATTCAATATCTGGACCCCAAACCAAATCCATTGTACCACCACCAACATTGTTTCCTAAAATTTGTGCTAGTTTGGCTGTTGCTGCTTTTGTTGGAGCAATTTTATGTTCTAAATTACCTAATTTGAAAATTCTAATATTACTTATAGCGCCATCTAAAGCAGCCATATCTGCTAATTTTAATTTCTCAATAACAGTAATATCATCCATAATAGCATATATCATAGGATATGCCCATGCTTGCCAATCGTCTTTTTTGTAATGAAAAACTAATGTCTTTTCAGGATCCAATGGATATGGTCTTTTAGTTTTAGCTGCTAATACTATTGCTTCTGGAAGAAGAGATACTACTTGTTTTTCTGCTTCTGTTTTTGGATTATTAATATTTTTTCTAAAAGTAGCTGGTAAAACTAATTCATATCTTTTTTCACTAACAAATGAAGACAAAGACCCGGCAGCACTCTCAACATAAACTGGGTCTATAAAAGTATATCTCCAAGGAATTTCTTTTTTTTCTATCTTAAATTGATCCATCTGCTTGACGTTAAGATCAGGAGATCCAATAGCTTTATATAGATTATCAGTAACTTTTAATGATATTTTGGCTGTTTGTTTATGAATAACAATATTGCCTGTTTTGTATAGATTGTTTAAAAATCTTTCGCTACGATCTTTGCCATTAATTTTTTTGAACCACTGTCTATAAAATCTTTCTATTCTTTTATTTTTATGAACTAATTTAATACCATGTACAGCAAAATCGCCCATAAGATCGATAACATTTTTTACCAAACCAACACGATGATAAATATCTTCTGCTCTTCGGATAACTAGTTTAATCCTTTTAGGAACAGCTTCGTCTGGTCTAAAAGCATAGTAGTCATTACGGGTTAATCCTGGACGGCCACCAGTATCACCATCTAAATTAGAAAAATCTATACTATATCTTCTACCACCGCCAAAAGCTGCTGTAGAATTTTGAATTCCTGTAAACTCATCTAGAGATTCTGATGATCTTTTAAGAGCATCTTGTTTGCTAGATAAATCCTCTCCCCATGTGACATAAGCATCCTCTCCTATAGATGATGCATTTTTAATAACGTCTTCTTTATTTGGTTTTCTGGGCATATATTTATTTCTAATGTAATAGTAATGCTATTTGATTACTTTAATAATACACTTTTATCTATAAATTCCTTGATAAATATCATCATCATTAACGTTTGACGTGAACCATTCTGGACCTTTGTATAACTTATTGCTTTGTTGATTAACTAGATCTTTACTATTTCCGCCAACAATATCATAATTTGGAGACTGTAAAGTCCTATTTAATTGTCTAGCTATCATATTAGCTATTAGTAATGAGCTATATCGGTCTTTTCGTAATCTTCCTTTTTTACCATTTGGTAATTTTACTTCCGGAGTATCCCATCTGTCTCTTGCTTGTGGACCAGTACTAGTTTGAGTCATAACTATAGTTGTTAATTCATTTTTAAGTTCTTCTATTTCTAGTATGCATTCACTAACACTATCATACAATGGATTTAAATCGTCGTCTAAGATATTTTTTCCTTCTTTTTCCATAGCAAGACCAAGTGTAAGATTATCAAAACGTGGAAATAGTAATATTTTATCCTCTAGATCTTTTCTTAATCCATGATTAGCTTGACTTGTCCAATCTGCCTTTGCAAATTGCACTAGTTCCAGAATGTGTAGACCTTGTTGAGAATCAGTATCTTTTGCTTTGTCATAATCAATAATTGGCCATATTAGTTGTTCATTATCTTGAAGCTTACCAGGATCATGTAAAGCTTCTTCTATTGCAACACCACCTCCTTGAGCATCCATCCCTATCCTAATAGGAGGAAAGGTTTTCATAAGATCTCTAATTTTTCTAGAACAAAAACTATAAAAGTCATATTCTTGTGCTAGTCCAACCTTTTGTCTTTCTTTAAAATTATTTCTATTTGTTGCCCAACAATATACTATTCTAGAATGATCCGGATGAACTTCTAATATTACTATGCTAAAATTATCTTGTTCACTAGCAGGGTCGATACCATAAACATAATGTAAATTAGGATTACCTTGAGTTATAGCGTCAAAAACTACTGGCTTGTTGCCAATTGTTATTGCTGGATAATCTTTTGTAACACAACTTTCTATCAAACTTCTTCTAAAAAATCCCTGACTGTCATTCACAAAACACGCAGCATATTCCATATTATATATACCAACATGAATAGTAGCTTTTGCTCTACTTACTTGTTTATCATCCATAAATCCTTTAGGTATTAATTCATATGGTATGCGAATAATACTATAATCTTTCCAATTAAAATTTGGTGGAATTTCTCCATTAAAAATTTCTCGTAGTTTTCTTTCTTCTCCTTTACTTTCTATAATACTTTTATATCTTTTCCAGTACTGAGCAAAATGCTTGAAACCATAGTCTGCTGTTCCGCTTATTACTGCTTGATTATTAATTCTTCTAGAAATAGTATCTAGTTCTTCGCTCCATACTCCTGCTAATTTCATAGCTGCTTTTTTAGCTTCTTCTTTAACGTTCTGAATTGGACTGGCGCTAACAGCAGCGAAACCAGAAACCACCGTCTCATAAATATCTGGAGATATACTGCTAAACTCATCCGCTAAAATAATATGAGCGCGTAAACCTCTAATTTTATCACCATTACCTAAAGGGATAGCAATGGCCCAACTATCTCCTAGTCTTATAGTACATCTATCAACATCTCGTCGTGGACCATCTTCATTGCCATTAAATATACTTCTTAAAATAGGACTATTTTTCCACATATTTTCCATATACTCAAAGATAATTTTGCTTTGTCTAAAAGCAGCGCCAACTATAACCACCTTGGTACCTGGATAGAAAGCGCACTTTAGTACCGCATAAAGAGCCAACAAAAAGCTTTTACTAAAACCACGACTACCAATAAGCATAGGAAAAGGACGATTCCACATTTCTTGTAGAACCATAGTCTGCATAGGGTGTAGTTCTATATTAAAAATAAGTTTACAAGTTGATCCTATGTAATAAGGATTTCTTAAAATTCTTAATAGATGCAAGTCTGGATTTTCTATATCTTCCTTGGTCCTATGAATCATGGGATTATTAGGAATACTAAGAGCGCTTACGTCTCCTAATCCAAGCCAAGCATTATCAAAACTTTTAAAATCAACCATTATTTGTTTGTTTCATTAATCTTTTTGAGGTGTTTATTGCTCTTTTTACTATCATAGATGCTACAGACTCAATATATGGCAAATTTCTTTTTGAGCTTTCTTCTTTTAGCCAACCTAGTATGGTTGGTAAATTTTGTTCACACCAGTCTGATCCTTTTTCATTCATCTCTATAGCATGATGTCTACAAGAACAATTGGGAGTGCTCTTTATTCCTAAACTACTTATCATACTTGTTAATATAGTTCCTGGGCCATTAGGAAATTCTTCTAAGGTTTTGGGAAATTTGCTTCTGAGCTTGGTCGCAGTATCGTCTTTAATACTATCGTATAATAGTTGTTCTAGCGTGGATCTATTAACGTCACCGAGCTTCTCATAATCGATACCATTTGCAATAATGAATGAACCAGGAATATTTCTAACAGTAGCTGATACTACTTTATTGGTTGGGTTATCATGATAAGTAACGTCTAAATAATCCATAACTAATGGTGGTGGATTAATTAATTGATTATTTTGATCAGTATACGGTGGCGGATAGATAGTGACTGAATTTTCAAGTTTCATTTTGGTTCTCCTTTGGCTTATTATTTATAAGATAAATCCTTTTAATAACATATTCTGCTACTTTTTCTGCATTAGATGCATTATTACAAAATAATACTTTAATGTCGTATTTAAGTTGCCAATCTAATATATTCTTCATTATAAATGCTGGAGTAATTCTAACTTTATCCCACATTCTTTTTGGTAGATTTGATCCTACTGGATAGTTTAACACATCATTCATGCTAAATTCTAATAGGAAAAATGAATATTTAAGTTGGCTCATTCTATGTACAACATCTTTGAACCGTGGTTCAATAATATTATTAGCAATTTCATTTATACTCTTTTTACGTTCTATAGCAAAAACGTCCTGAAGACCTTCTATACTATAATCGCCAGTATCTAATTTTTTATTAGCAACTACATAATCCTCAAAAGACCACGGTTGTTGCTCTCTGGTATCTATTATGATCGTAAAGTCTTCATTATTTATCATTTGATTTTTTATTATCAGATATTAATTTGCTAAAAACTGCTTCGTATGCGTTTTCGTTTCCTTCTATAAGAGAGTGATGAAATTTACACAAAGTGATTCCGTTATTTATATTATATCTCAAATCAACGCTATCAACCCATCTTTTGATATGGTGAACATGTAATTTTTTAGATGCTAAACATCCTGGCCATTGACATTTGTATTGATCTCGTTTTTTAACCTCTTGTCTAAAAGTTTTGTATAATGGATCGTTATAATTTCTAAACATTAGCGTAAACTTTAATATCACTTTGTATCATTTCGCTAACTAAATCATCAAAAGAAGTTGATGGAATCCATCCTAGTACTTTTTGAGCCTTAAGAGATCGGCCGCATAAATAGTCAACTTCTGCTGGTCGATATAATGACGGATCAATTTCTACATATTGTTTGTAGTCTAGATCCACACTCTCAAAAGATTTGATAACAAAATTTAATACGCTATGAGTTTGACCGGTACAAATAACAAAGTCGTCAGGAACATCTTGCTGTAGCATCAAATACATAGCATATACATAATCTTTAGCATGACCCCAATCTCTGTAAGCTTGAAGATTGCCCAGTTTTAAATTGTCTGATGTTTTATTGTTAACTAATTGGCCAATATATTTGGTAACTTTTCGCGTTAGAAAATTTTCACCACGACGCGGACTTTCATGATTAAATAGTATGCCGCTAGTAGCAAAGATATTATAGGCGTCACGATATATGCGTACCAAATTGTGACTAGCAACTTTGCTAACAGCATACGGACTTTGTGGAATTAATGGAGTATTTTCATCTTGATATTTGTTATTGTTTTTATCCACGCTATAATTTTTACCAAACATTTCGCTAGTGCTAGCTTGATAATATTTTGTAGCAGATGATGTGGTTCTTATACCCTCTAAAATATGTAAAACTCCCATGGTATTAATATCAAAAGTTGTGGAGGGCTGGTGAAAACTGGTTCCCACATGACTCATAGCGGCCAAGTTATAGAATTCGTCTGGTTCGTATTGTTTTAATATGGATAGTATTACTGAAGGATCTGTAAGATCAAATTCTAAAAGAGTTAAATTAGGATGATCTACTATGCTGGATATTCTTTCAAAATGGTACGAACTACTACGTCGATATAATCCAATAACCTTGTAGTCTTTTTCTAATAATAGTTCGGCCAGATAGCTGCCGTCTTGACCAGTAATGCCTGTTATTATAGCTGTTTTATTCATTGTGATTTTCCATAAATTCTGGTGTTAGTAATGGTACGTCCACAGTGTCGTCTTGATAAGTGTGATATTGTTGCATTCTTTCTTTGGCTCCGATTGCTGCCATTCCAAGAATTTCCATTTCTTTGCCTTCTTTTTCTCTTACTATTTCGTCTTCTAGCATTCGTATTAAACCAACCCAACTACTTTTACCATCTTCTATTCTTTTTATTCTTTGTTCCCTAGTAGCTTTAAGATCTTTGCTAATTTTTTGTTGTTCGTTAAGAAGTTTGGTATATTCATTAGTGTAATTAGCGATACTGTTGCGGGCAAACGACAATTGAGTTTCGAGATTAGCCAATTTCGGTATATCTCTTTGATCCTCACTTTTTTCATACTCTTTGTCCACAAGCTTCTGTAATTTTTCAGTTTCGCTAATGTGTCTTTTTCGTTCTTTCATGCTGCGATTAATTAATATATCAATAGTGATAAATTGTTTAATTTGCAACTCTTCTGCTGGTAAAACATCTTCTCTAAACTGTTTTATTAGTCCAACCCAGGTATCTTCAAAGTATTGGAGTTCGCCGCTGTCCGCATCAAATTGACGTGTAATTTCTACCCAAAAGGTTTTGCTATGTAATTTATCTTTTAGAGTTTCATAAGCCGCTTTGTCTTCTGGATCAATTAGTAAATTATTTTCATTAATATATCGCTTAATTGGTCCTTCGTGACGATTAAGATTAGAGGCTATAGCATCTATGCTTAATAAATTAACATTCTCACGAATATAAGCTTCTTCATCTAAACTTAGTTGTCCTCGTTTTTTGGGAATTCTGCTGTTTTCCAATTGTGTTCCTCCATTATTTCCATAATATGTTTTTTAAGCTTGTTAAGATCGGACTTGTTAATTTTTTGATTGTGTTTTAGTTTTAGATAACTTTCTCTATATTCTGAGCGGATATTTTTGTCAAGAAAATTAACCATCTCGTTGTGCTCGTGAGAACCATTAGGTGACGATGCTAAATTTAAGTCTTCAAAATAAGATGGTTTAGCAATATTCTTTTTAGCATCATTTCGTTTGGCCCACGAAGCGTATGGTTCGCATTCCTTTTTGTCAATAAATTTAGAGCACTGATTGTTAGAAACTTTATAAGTAGCATCGTATAGTGGACACGTTAAACAAGGCTTGTCGGGTCTTTGGTAGTTGTTTCTCTTGTAGTTAAATAATCGATTTCGCACATGAGTCCACAAAAAGTTTTCAAGGGGCCTTTTGTGATCATAATTTTTTAATCCTTCTAGTGCAAATATGGCCGCTTGTTGTTTCATATCCTCTATGCTATGATAGCCGAATTTAAATTTGTGAGCTAATCTTTTAGTAATTTTGTCTAAAACGGCTAAAAATTCGTCGTCACTCACCGCTTTGATGGTTTGATTTGTTTTTTTCTTCATTATTTAATAGAGTAGTTATGTCGTCTCCGTCTGGTAAATTAAGATCATTTTGAATTTGTTCAATTATTGATCCTGATGCTTTGACCGATAAGATCGAGGATGTAAGATTGGTAATATTAGAATCAAAATTAATCATATTGAGCCCCTTGCTTAAAAGAACCAAAACTATAATATAATAGAGTTGATCATCACATTGTCAATATTTACACTATATGGGGAGAATAAAATGAGCTACAGAAAATGGGGTCAGGTTGAATTGGATTTTATCCGTGATAATTTTAATGTTATTTCCGATGATGAGATTGCTGTACGATTGAGTCAAATAACAAATAGCAGTATTACTACTCCTATGGTGCGACGACAAAGGCGCAAGCTTGGTATTCAAAAGCCACGAGGTCGTCAACCAAAGAACAAAAACGCCTCAATGCCCGCATCGTTTGCATCATCAAATGATAATGGTTGAACATAAAGTTTTAAATTAGATCATTATAAAATTGGGGCATTAAGTTGCCCCTTTTTTATTTAACCATATAGCATAAGGAAAATAATATGAAAGTTTTAGTTACTGGTGGCAATGGATTTTTAGGGTCTAGAATTATGAAAGTTCTAAAAGACCAAGGTTATGATGCTTCAACATTCAGATCACGAAATTTTGATTTGTGTAATCCTAGACAAACTAAGGATGCTTTTGATAGATATCGGCCAGATGCTGTGATACACTGTGCTGCTGTGGTTGGTGGAATAGGTGCGAATAGGGTTAATCCAGGATCATTTTTTTATCAAAACATGATGATGGGATTAAATGTTATTGAAAATTGTAGAATTTTTGATGTACAAAAGGTTGTGCAGATAGGAACGGTTTGTAGTTATCCTAAATATACTCCGGTTCCTTTTAGTGAAGATGGTTTGTGGGACGGCTATCCTGAAGAAACTAATGCTCCGTACGGAATAGCTAAAAAAGCTCTTTATGTTATGGTAGAAGCTTATAAAAATCAATATAATCTAAATGGTTGCGTATTGGTTCCTTGTAATTTATATGGGCCAAATGATAATTTTGATCCTGGTAGTAGTCATGTTATTCCGGCTTTGATTAAAAAGTTTATTGATGCAAAACAAAATAACGATACCGAGGTAGAATGTTGGGGAAGCGGAAGTGCCACACGAGAATTTTTATATGTGGATGATGCTGCTGAAGCTATAGTAAAAAGCTTGAGTGTGGATACTGATACTAAGCCTATTAATTTGGGCGGTGGTATTGAAATAACAATAAAAGATTTAGCAGAAAAAATAAAAGCACTTGTTGGATATAACGGAAATATAGCTTGGAATAGTGATCAGCCAGATGGTCAACCACGAAGATTTTTGGACGTGTCACGCGCCAAAAAGATATTAGATTGGGAACCAAAGGTAAGTTTTGATGCTGGATTAAAAGAAACTATAGAGTGGTATGGGGCTAATAAAAAATGAATATTAAACTTTTAGAAGCTACGGACAATATACAAGATTATATAGATTGTGTTAAAGACCTAAATAATCATTGTACTAAGTTGAGTTCAATAGAAGATATTAAATATGTATTAGAGAACAGACCATCTAATATACTAACTTTTGTTATGGTAAACGACGATAGTAGGATAGTATCAACAGCTACTGTTATTATGGAACAAAAGTTAAGATATCAAAATTTATGTATGCATATAGAAGATGTTGGTACCCATCCTAGCTTTAGAAATGCTGGATACGCATCAACTATTATTAAATATTGTATAGATTTAGCAAAAAATAAAGACTGTTATAGAATAAAATTAAGTTGTGAAAATAATCTAGTAGATTTTTATAAAAAACTAGGATTTAAAATTCACGGTAATTTTATGTTTATGTAATTTACTCTTTGTCTAAATCTTCATCGTTGTCTGGTACTGGTTGATTAGCTAATAGTTTGCGAGACTTCTTAATAGCTCTAGTTACCATTATTCTACCGATCATATCAACAAATGGTAATCCTCGTCGTTTAGCTTCGTCTCTTAGCCAACCAACAATAGTATCAATGTTTTGTTCGCACCAATCGTTACCTTGTTCGTTCATTGCTAGAGCATGTCTTTTGCATGAACAACTATCACTCATATGAATACCAAGACTTTTTATCATTGTGGACAATACTGTGCCAGGAGAGTGTGGATTTTCTTCCATTGTTGGATTAAACAATTTTCTCAAAACCTTACTAGGATTGTCTCCTAATAGAAATTTGATTCTATCATTAAGTTGTTTTTTTGTCCAATCTCCAAGTTCGTCGTACTCATGGTCAGAATATAGAATTAGCGGCAAATCAAATTTTTCTATATCAACATGAATTGTTCTGTCTTGTGGATTATCTACATATGTAATATATAAAGTGTCTGTTTGTATGGGTTCAGGATGAGTTATTTTGCCGCTATGATCAGAGTATGGTGGTGGCTGAACACTTATTTTGCTATCTAGTTTCATGATTTAGTATTCCTATGATATAAGAATTGATACTTTAGTATATAATAATTGCTTAGAATCTAGTGTCAATATAAAATTTATTATTAGTAAATAGGATGATCATTATAGTTTAGGTAAGACATTTATGTTGGTTTTGGCTTACTATGTTTAGACCACCGCCGGTTTTCTGCAAAATCTGTGCCAAACCAAAAGAAAATGAAAAAACCCCCCTACTGAGCGGGTGACGCAAAATGCTGTGCAAAATGCTACAGTGTGACGCAAAATGCTACAGTGATCCTTACCCCCGTCTCAAATTGAGAATGCTGTAACCCTATATTTTTCAAGGGGTTATGGAAAATCGTATTTTTTTTCTCGAATGGCACGACATTCGCATATATGTATGGCAACAAAGAAAGAGAGAAAGAAAAATGGAAAACCTTATCGTCCTCAACACCGTTTCTGAACTTCGTGATCTGATCAATACCACGACGATGACCACGTTTGTTGGTCGCGTTGCTTTTGCAATGGATCTTCTGGAAAGTGTTCGCCAGAATGACAACATGATCGAAATCAATCATGAGTTGGGATTCTGCGATGATGGTGGATTCATCCAGATTGATGAGATGGGTTATGTGGTCGATGATTATGCGATCCAGTGATTCCCTATAAGGGGGGTTGTGGCGGAAGAAAAGTTTGGTAGAATCCTAGAAAGAAAGAGAGAAAAAGATGGTTTACAATGTTGGTGATAGGTTGAGTGTGGTCTATAGCACTGGCGAATCGTTCACTGGTGAACTGGTTAGCGTTCGTGAGATTCCGAACAAGGGAACGTTGATTCTGGTCAACGATGATACGGTGGGCTATCGGTCCATGTATGCCGACAAGGTTGTGAGCGTGATCGTGGAGAATGTTTGAATGGATACTAACTACTTTCAATCATCGTTCGAGAGTATGGAAACGAGTACCATACGATTGTGGCTCCACGAAGCCCAAGTACGACTGCCCCATGAGAGCGGTAGCGTTCGTGAAATACTGAAAGAAGGTATACGTGCGTCTGCTCGTGAACTGTTGTTCAGGTATCGAGAGGATATGAAAAGAATCTTTTCAAAAAACTCGACGTAAACCCTTGATATGTAAGGACTTACGGCGAAATTGGGCCGCCATTTTTGACGTAACTCCTTATGGTTCAAGCACTTACGGCGACCCCAAAGGTAGTGTAGCAAAATGCTGTAGCAAAATGCGTCACCTGTAGCAAAATGCCTCACCTTGGCACACCCCCGTCTCAAAATGAGAATGATGTAAAGTATTGTGGCGTAATGACTTAGGAAGAAAAAAAGATTTTTTGGTGAATGGCATGGGAAGTGCATTATATAGAGACAAGAAAGAAAGAGAGAAAGAGAATGAGAATGAGTCGTTATAGTTCAGCCCTTCGGTCCTATCGTGATGAGCGGTCTAACCGCCATCGTCATGTTCGTACTAACCTGTGGATCGTTTACCAGAATGGTAAGCGTATCGGCAAGGTTGGTGGAATCAGTGAGGGTGAAGCCCTTGCAAAGATTCCGCAGTCCTATAAGGACAACGGTCCTATCGAACTGGAAAGGGTCGTGATCGAAGAGTGATCCTTCCCCACAAGGGGGGTTGTGGTGGCGGAAAAGTTTGGTAGACTCACAGAATCACTAGGAGAAAAAGAGATGGAAAAGTTTCGAATCGTTGAAGAATACAAGCGTACAGTTCGTGGTATCTTCTATGGTATGGCGATCCCTTGCGAAAAGCGTACCGCTGATGGTGGTATGATTACCAGTGAGAAGGTATTGAAGTTCAATCGTTCAGCATTGCGAAAGATTGGCAAGCGTAGGATCGAAAAGGTTGATCCTCGCATAGTAGGTGGCGAGGATCGTATGCGTTTCCCCGTTGGCAAGCCCGGTTCCCCCGAAAGACTGGTTGCTCTTGCAGAGCAGTATGCTAGTTTAGCAGATGACGAGATGAGTCCCTTTATTGGAGATGAGTGAGTATATGTTCACTGCGCTTTTGTTCACCCTGTCATACGTTGGCTTTCTGTATTGTATGCTAACTGCGGAAAAATCTTGATCTAAGCCCTTACCTTCTAGATGAGTGAAACATGACGATTCAGATGGCGGTGGAAAAGACGTTGCTTCGTTTGATTGCGGTTCATGGTCATTCGGCCATGTATGTATGCGACTTGGGCGGCGATGTTAGTTTGTACACTGTGGGTGGCGTTCACTATGCTATTCGTGATGATGGTACGGCCCACGCTATTCACCCGGCCGAGGTATTTCCCACCCTGTAGAGGGACGGACTCGACGTAAAGTCTTGAGCCGTAAGGACTTATGGCGAAATCGGGCCCGTAATTTTGACGTAAGTGCTTATGAGACAATGACTTACGACAAACTCTATACCATGATTTTTGGCATGAAAATTGCTCTAGCATATGGTGTGCCAATATGGAAGAAAATTATGAAAAGTTTTGTCAAAATCTCTTGACACAAAAATTTCCAGATTTTTCTTGCACCCTAAAGAATCCATGGTATAATGTCGATATAAGAGAAAGAAAGAGAGAAAGAAATGAGCAAGATTGAAGTTTACTATTCCGATTGCTGTGGTGTTGAGATTGTTGGTGATATCGCTGGTCTCGAATTGTGTCCCCGATGCTGGGAACACTGTGACTGCGTTATCGAGGAAATCGACGATCCATCATGCCCCGCCTAATGGGGGTTGATGCGGCGACAAAGTTTGGTAGGATTATAGAAAAGAAAAGGAAAGAGATGTACAAGGATTTTCTTAGCAATCTGATTGTTTGTTTTCTGCTGTTTTGTTGGGCATATTTGTTCGTTCTGGTTCCCGCGTACTTTTTCTTTGGATAAAATAATATGAATAGCCTCGATAAAATTCTGTCTGCTATGCGAACTGGCAAGTATGGTAGCGTGGTGGATACTAAGGGTAAGATTCATGTTGGCATTATCAATTCACTATTGCGTGAAGATGGCAGTAATAAA